AGCCTAGTATCTAACGACCTAGACTCTAGCCTGATTGATCGGCAGCAGTTGATTAGCGAAGTAGCGAAGTCGATGGACATTGATCCAGACGGCATCATCAAGAGTGAGGAGCAACTTCAACTTGAGCAACAGCAGCAGCAACAACAACTCCAAATGCAAGCTCAAATGCAGCAGCAGTCAGGCGCAGGCAATCCTCAGGGTATGCCACCAGCCGGAATGGTCTGAGCTAAAACAGCTATTTGAAAACAGATTTACAGACGCACAGCAAAAGTTAGAGCTGGCGGATGAAAAAAGTTTCAGAAAAGAGCAGGGCAGGCTTGAAGAGCTTCGCTTTTTGCTAGATCTGGAATCGGGTGCAAAAGCGCACTTAGATAACCTTCGGAACCGGAAACGGACACCCGTAATAGAGTAGAGCGGATATCGAGCAATCGACCCGACAAAAATATGTCAAATAGAAATGACCCAGAACGCTTAGAAGCAGAAGCTGACGAGTTGATGAACAAGATGAGAGCTGTAACAACTGAACCGGAGGCATCCGATAATCAGGAAGTACAACTGGAACTTGTCCCAGAAGCCCCCGAACCAACGGACACGGCTGAGACTGTAGCTACGGATACTGATCATATAGAGGGCGGCGACTCCGATGATGATCTAAGGTTGGAAATTCAAAAAGCCAACAAGGCGATGAAAGGCGCTCAGTCACGAATGACAAAGGCTACGCAAGAAGCGGCTGACTTGAAGCGGCAAAATGCCGACCTGTTAGCAACACTTACGGAGTTAAAATCTGAGTTTGATGACCGCAAAAAAGATGACAGTAAGTTGAGTCAGCTTAGGGAAGATTATCCCGATTTAGCTGCTCCTTTACTGGACGAATTAGAGCGGACGCAAGGACAGATTGCCAACCAACAAGAAGCTTTAGCACAGCAAGCACAAAGCAAAGTTGATGAGCAGAACGAAAAAATTGCAGAGGCGCACTTTGATCGAATTCAATCCGAACACCCAGATGTCAATGATCTCGTAGAGACGGCAGACTGGCTAAACTGGCTTGAAGAGCAAGATGCACCAACAAAGCAGTGGATTCAAACTGGATCATCCAATGATGTAAATACCGTGCTGCACAGATTTAAAGCAGATATGGGGGTTGTAGTACAAACGCCGCAAGAGCGGGCTTTAGCAAAGGCAAAAGCGGTTGCAGAACCGAAGATGCCGAAAGCAAGAAAGCCCAAAACAGAAGGCGGTAAAAAAGTTTGGACTGTTGACGAAATTAAACGAATGCCTATAGCTCAATTTGAAGAGCATCAGGCAGAGATAATGGAGGCAATGGGAACAAATAATATCCGCCAATAATCTTGTTCTCTAGGCAAATGGATATGAGGAGACGTTTTTTAGGTAATTAAAAATGTCCTTTTCACAATTTAGTACTGGCGCATCATCAGAAGTAAACTTCATCCCAGAAGTCTTTAGTAAGTTAATGCAAGCCAAGCTTTACAAGCAGTCAGTTTTGCCCGCTATCTCAAACACCGATTATGAAGGTGAGATCTCAGGCCAAGGCGACAAAGTCATTATCCGCACAGTTCCTTCTGTAACGATTGGCGATTATAACGGCAGTATCACTACCCAAGAATTGGCAACCTCTAAGGTTGAGCTGAACATCGATAAGGCTAAGTACTTTAGCTTTAAGGTTGATGACGTTCTTAAAGCTCAGGCTGATATCGATCTAATCGAGAAAGCTTCATCTGATGCCTCTGAAGGCATGCGTATCGCTGTTGAAACTGACGTTTTGGCTGGCGTAATTACGGGTGCCACCACTATCGGCTCTCAGACTACTGTCTCTGCTTCAAATATTTTGGCTAACATCCTCGCAATGTCAACTAGCTTGGACAACCTGAATATCCCTGAAGAAGGTCGATTCATCGTTTTGAACCCTGCACAGATCTCTCTGCTTAAGCAGTCAGAATTGCGTCAGGCGTACTTAACTGGCGATTCTACTTCACCGCTACGCAACGGTAAGGTTGGCATGGTAGATCGTTTCACTGTGTACCAGTCAAACATGCTACACACACCAGCCTCTGGCTCAGATGCGGGCTACTCGCACGTTCTAGCAGGTCACCCAAAAGCAATCTCCTTCGCGTCTCAGTTCAGCAACACTGAAACTGTTCGCCTAGAAGCTACCTTTGGTGACGCAGTACGCGGTCTGAAAGTATTCGGCTCTAAGGTCGTTACTCCAGACGCACTAGTAGTAGGTAAGTGGAACTAAGATAGACCACTGAATAGAGGGGCGTACTTGTTTTTTAAAAGCAGGTATTGCCCCCCTGTTTTTTAACGGAGAAACCATGAACGCAAAGACAAAGAAAGACGAGCTGTTTGATAAAGCTCAGGTCGAGTATGGCAAAAAGCTAGATCGACGAATGTCTCTTGCTGACCTGCAAGATCAAGTCAACAGATTAGAGATTCTAAAAGACGAGCCAGAAGTCCCGACTCCTACTCTTATTCCGTCCAAAGTTAAGAATGTAGTTACGGGTAATATCTTTGAGTATCACGAATTGTTTGCGGGTAATCCTGATCTCCAGATAATTGAATGGGTAGAAGAGGAGAGCGAGAATGGCGACAACTAAAGTCGTAGATGTTTTAGATCGTGCAAGCATTATCTTGCAGGACGCCACCAAGGTGCGCTTTCCAAGCAGTGAGCTTTTAAAGTTTTTTAATGATGGGCAGAGAGAAATTGTCCTTCATAGGCCCGACGCCAATATGGTTAACACTACGTTAGCATTAGCCGACGGTAGCAAGCAGACCCTGCCTGCTATTGCTTTACGGCTGGTTCAGGTAGTGCGCAATGTATCTGGAAGAGCTGTCACTCAAGTGGACAGAAGAATACTAGACGAGACGCTACCAAACTGGCATGAGTCGGTGGCAGGCGTTAATAAGATTGAGCATTACATTTACGATGCTGCTGATCCTAAGAATTTTTACGTTTACCCTCAAGGGGCAAGCGGGACACACTCGCTGGAGCTTATTTACAGCACATCTCCAGCCGACATAACCATTAGTGATTTCTCGTCAGATGTGACGGTTATATCGCTAGATGATATCTATGGTAACGCAATACTTGACTACATCCTGTATCGCTCGTACCAGAAAGACTCTGAGTTTGCGGGGAATGCAGAGCGAAGCATGATGCACTATTCAAGCTTTGCAAACGCGCTAGGGATGAAGACGCAAGCAGATGCGGCGACAACACCGCAGCCGACGGGAGTTAGAGGATAATGAAGTTTATCGATCTCGCTGTATACGTCAGACCCGAAGTTCAGGGTTGCCCAGATTTTTTAATTGAAAGAGCAGTTAGAGATACGGTGATCGACTTTTGCCGCCGGACAGATATCTATTTAGCAGAGCCTGAGTATGTTGCGATTGTAACTGGCGTTAATGAATACGAGGTTTCTATTCCTGCGGGAACTGAGCTGAATCATATTGTAGACATCTATAACGACCATGCTGCTTTATCTCCGGTTAGCTATACGGAGTTAATCAAACGCCTTGGAGACCAGAACTCTAAAGGTACTCCTAGATTTTACGCACAGAGAGATAACAAGGAGTTTTACGTTGCTCCTATTCCGGCAGCAAATGATTCATTCAGAGTCCTTTACAGCCTTAAGCCCAGCTCGTCAGCGACTGTCATTCCCGACACTATTGGCTTGGAGTATAGAGAGCTAATAGTTCATGGCACTCTTTTCCGACTACAAATGATGGCGGGTCAGCCTTACTCAAATCCAAACTTCGGATCAATTAACCGCGATTTGTATGAGAAGGAAGTTGGCAGAACAATACGGCAGGCTAAGTACGGATTCTCTGGTGGTTCTTTAACGTGCAAACCGAGGGCATTTATTTAAATGGCTTATTCCACAACGATTAGTTTAGTGGCCGGTGATACGTTACCGGAACTAACTTTAACGCTTAAAGACTCCAACAGTGCTGCCGCTGGACAGGTACTTGATACCGCAGACAGTACAACTTGGGCACCCATTAATGTGACGGGGGCCACTGTTCGATTGAGAATAAGAGAGCTTGGAAGTACAACCGTTGCATCAACTTTAACTTGTACGGTCACAGAGGGTACTGAGGGAAAGGTCGTCACAGACTTTCCGACTGGAACGCTTTCTTCAGCAGGAACATTTGAGGGTGAGATCGAAGTCACCTTTAGTTCAGGCGGAATACAAACTGTATACGATTTAATTAAGTTTAAGGTTCGGAGTGATTTTGACTAATGGCAGTTACGTCTGACGTTACATATGTACTAGCCAATGCTCAGGCGGCATGCACCTTATTAAAGGCGGAAGCCTCATACCTGAAGATAAGTGCCGTTGAAATACTGCTAGACGCGGACTCTCTTAACAGGTATTTCGGTTCGCATGAGTTTGCAATGGCGGACACAGCTTCATTGGCATACATCAAGTCTCTTAGCGAATCTATTGGTCTTAGTGAATCTGTATCTATTACGACAGGAAAACAAATAGCAGATAACATTTCGCTTGGCGAGACCGTTTCTGTGTTAATGGTTTTCGAGAGAGAGTTTACCGACTCACTTGGCCTGACAGACTCAACCACATTATCAACTGAGATTGCAAAAGTAGACGGGTTGGATTTTCTTGATCAGATCGTTTTGGAATCCCTAAAGGGAGTTTCGTCTCCGGTCAGTATGTCGGAAAGCATGGCCTACTCTTTGTCTATGGAATCACTAGATAGCATTGCGCTGTCTGATACTCCGTCGATTGCTACGGCATACACGCGCTCATTTGTAGATGCCTTCGCCTTAGATGATTCATACAACGGCGGTCTAATTTATACAGAAAACAAATCGAATGTCTTTGGCATGAGCGATTCGTTTAGCTACACCTTAGCCCTCGGCAATAATGCCGTCTTAAACACAAGTGCAATTAACACTTTCACCCTAAATAGGTAGAGAAGAAATGATTACAGAAATTTTAAAATTAACAGGGCATGTCACTGTTGCTCTCAATGGTGAAGTAGTTCAAGAAATCCCAAATCTTGTAGTAACCACCGGTAAAGGCTATGTGGCATCTAGAATGAAAGATACGACAGCATCAGCTATGAGCCACATGGCGGTTGGAACAGATACTACCGCTGCTTCGGCTAGTGATACCGCCCTTGGAGCCGAGGCGGGTCGAGTTACGTTGACTTCATCGACAGTATCAGGATCAGGAATTACTTACTCTGCCACATTCCCAGCAGGGACTGGAACGGGTGCATTAACCGAAGCTGGAATATTAAACGCCAGCTCAAGTGGCACCTTGCTTTGTAGGACGGTATTCAGCGTGGTCAACAAGCAAAATTCTGATGCAATGACAATTTCATGGCTGGTGCAAGCTTCCTAGCGGAGAATTAAATGTCTGTTAAGTTTAGTAACAACGCAACGACCACACTGGCGAGCAGTGCGACTAGCTCTGCAACATCTATTACGGTTGCAGATGGTAGCGTATTTCCTACACTAAGTGCGAACGACTACTTTTATCTAACGCTTGAAACTTTTGCAAACACCGCAAGAGAGATTGTTAAGTGTACTGCTAAAAACGGCAATATCTTAACCGTTGTTAGGGCGCAGGACAGTACGTCTGCGTCTGCCTTTTCTATTGCTGACAAGGTAGAACTTCGCCTGACAGCGGCTGGGCTTAATGATGTTGCAACCCAAGCGGACACGGATACCAATACAACCTACTCGATTCAAGACGGTGAGCTGTCTCAGAACAACTTCACCGACGCTGACCACACTAAGTTAAATGGTGTTGAAGCTAGTGCGGATGTTACTGATACGGTGAATGTTGTCGCTGCGCTGACTGCGGGAACCAATGTAGCTATCGCGTCTGACGGCACTATAAGCGCAACTGACACAAACACAACCTATTCGATTCAAGATGGCGAGTTGTCGCAGAATAACTTTACTAATGCTGACCACACAAAGCTAGATGG